AAAAAAAAAAAAAAAAAAAAAAAAAAAAAAAAAAAAAAAAAAAAAAAATATAAAAAAAAAATATAAAAAACACACAATACACAAAAAGGTAAGTTTATTTTTTATATATTTAATTAACAGAAATAATTTAAATTGGTCTTACGGCAATAATTAATGCTGCTATTTATAGCGGAACCAATACAGCAAGGAAAGAAGATTATTTTTAACGGTAAACAGAATAATGTACAAAAACATTTTTCGTCATTATTTGACACTTTAGTTGAGGAGTCGATCGTCGTAAAGTATCCCGATTTTAAATACTCGGTAAAAGTATTCGGTATCCAATTACATTGTTCACTTGGTTTGGATACCGGACAGCAACAATAACACGCACCACAACATCGGGCGTCGGTAGAATCGGCGCGATAACAATCACAGCAGTCACATCTCAAGACCGAGGCGATTTTTAAGAATGCGGAAAATCGGGCATAATTGTGTGGAGGTTGTGAACAAGTAGTTCTATTATTATTATTATTGCTCGGCACTGGCACTACCGGCACTGGCACTAGCACAGGTTCCTTACAAATATGCGTCGTCGTCGTCGTCGTCGTCACAGTAACCATCTTCTGCCTTTTTTAATTGCCAATCATCCTTGAGTTGTTTATTTCAATTTTAATTTTTTTTATGAGTTTTCCTTCCATATTTACAATATTGTTTTTGTGAAAATCCTTTGGGATGACTACAATTAATACTTTTTTTATATTTTCTACTCCATTTTCTACCACCCTTTTTTGTACCTTTTGTACCTTTTGTACCTTTTGTACCTTTTGTACTTTTTGTACTTTTTGTACCTTTTGTCATTTATGCTATAATGACAGAAAATAAAAAAACAATATTCATTCTATTTAGATTTTATAAACCAAATGCCTTGTAATAGCGCATCCGCTAAATCATCTTTTTTCTTATGTGACTTAAAATAGGTTATCCATTCTGGTTTTTGTCCAGTTTCGGTTAATAATCGTTGAGTAATTGAAATGCCCGCTTTCTTACGTTCCGCATACGTTGTCGTCGTAGATGTCGCCTCCGCACACGCCTCCGCCTCCGCCTTCGTGTCAATATCATACCCTTTTAATTTATTTGCCGCTGAAATGAACGCAATATGAGTTTTATCCCGCATAATAAAATATTGTGTTATCATACCTTGTAAAGTTTTCATCCGATTCGCAATTGGACTTATTTGATTTTCAATAATAATTTGGTCGAGTGTGCTTAAATGATCTTTTAATTCTGTGTCAAATGCCTTTTGCATTTCAATACCAAGTGTTACTAAATCCATACTGTTTGCTGCTGTGCCTTTAACTGACACTAACATATTTTCATCAATATATTTTAGCACACATTTTAATATCTCCTCTTTTTTCGCTTTTTCAGTTATTGGTATTTTAAACTCGGTCGCAATATCATTTAAATCTGCCAATTTCATTTTTTTTATTTTTTTTAGCGCGAGGGATGGTTCTGGTAATTTATATTTGGTTTTTTTTGCGTGGGTCACGCAGTAATATATATCATTATCATTATCATTCTTTGCGAGATACGATGATTTTTTATGACATATACTACACACGGGATCTTTCCCGCAAAGATTAATTACATCCCATTTTATAATATTATATTTTGGCGGTGATGTATTACTATGTTCTTCAGTTTCTAATAAACAGTATGCGAGATTTTTAATACCGACATCAATACTTAATAATTTCATAATGGGTTTATACTATTAAGCGTTATCTTATTAAGTCATCTATTTAGAAATAAAATATTAGACTAAATAAATGAGCGACGTTATAAGAGATGATAATATAATAAATGTCGATATGCATCAATTTACGCAGGAGCAGGTACAAACCATCCAAGACTTGTTACAAGAGCAGACCAAAGCAATGTATTATCAAGTTCAAGTAATGAAAGAACAAATGGTTTTAATAAAAACCCAAGAACGTATGCTAGAAGAAGTACGCGCCGAAATGAAAAAAATCAAAATAGACACGCTGAAAATGTCGAAACATATTGATTTTATTACATCAATTTACGAAAAATTATCACCGAGTAAACTGTTTGGGTTTCTATCCCGATAATAATAAAATATATATAAAAAATATAATATAATAACCGTTATTGTCTCTAGCGAGAATCGAACTCGCGCCAACACCTTGGAAGGGTGCCATGATACCATTTCACTATAGAGACGTATTCGTATTATATTATATATATATATACACACTTGTGCCCGTATACACTTGTGCCCGTATACACTTGTGCCCTTACATTATTGCTTGTTTAATTCGCACGTCGATACGCTTGGTTAATTAACTCAGCTTGCGTAATTACCGGCGTCACCATCCGAGACTGTAATTGAACATCGCCTAAATATAAGTTTTTCAAATCGCTATTTTCATATCCAAAAGGCATTGAAGTGTCCGAGACAGATTTATATAAATAAGGCGTGTTGTTATTTGTATGTGGTCCTTTGTTGCCACTATTGCTCATAGGGTTATACTGCGATACTGTCGCTAAACAGTCGTCGCACGCATTAACTTGATTATGTTTAATAATCGTATCCGCATTATTACATAAATATTTGCGGTACTCCCAATTGGAAGTTATGTTTGCTTCTTTACGAATGCGTTCATTTATGACTGCGCCGGGTTGCCATTCGGCATAATTACGACCATCTTTCATAATTGGCGGAAAATTGTTATGAATATTATTTGAACCAGAATAACACGTGCCCCAACTCATTCTGTATATATACAACTAATAAAAACATTTTATCTAAACATTAATTGCGTTTTTTACATTTTTACATTTTTTACGTTTTTTACTTTTTGAGTAAAGACAATAGTTCCGGTTTCTTAAGTTTCTTTACTTCTTCTTTTGTTGCCAAACTTTTATCCGAGACGATTTTTCTTAATTCATCGACTTTCATATGTTCGAAATCGGTTGTTTTTTGTTCATTTCCTTCGACGGCATCTTCTTCAGCGGAACTACTTGACAGTAAAACGACTTTCAAATCTCCATCGGCGTGCGATGTATTTAAATAATCATCTGTAATTTCGCTAATAGTTAAATCAAAAGCACCCGCACCGCCAGCACCCGCAGCACCCGCCACATTTGTTTGAATTATATCTAAAGGTGTTGATGATAGTTGTTCAAAAACTAGATTTGTCATAAAAGCATTCTCTTCATAAGGAATAATCTTAATATGCTTCGTATTTTCGGCGGATTCGTCTTCCATATTTTCGGCGGAATCGTCTTCCATATTTTCTGATTCATTGTCGCTCTCACTATCACTGTCACTATCGCTATCACTATCGCTGTCGTCATCGGATACAACAATCTTATCATTCGAAGAAGTATTGAGGTTACATTCATAACGTTTAACTGCGTTTAAGGCTTCTTCAGATGCCAAATGATTCGCACTCGCGGCGGATACACCCATAGAAGAGGGGTGCATAACAGAAGCACCGCCACCACCGCCGCCGCCTTTTAATTCGTTTTGAATGTTGGTAATAAAAGCAGTCAATACACGATTTTGTTTATCTAACGTATTTTTGACTTCGGATAACCGAGCATTAAAATAAATAAAAATTGCCCCACAACATAAAAGTGTAATAAGAATAGGCACGATATTAGTTAATCCACAAATACTCATTATTTGAATATATGGGATATATTTCTAAATAGATATTAAACGAAATTATATATTGATTGTTTTACGAATATATAATTTTATGATCGACTTTATATGACCGCGTTTATATGACCAATTCATTTAATATCACCCGCGTGTTATCAATGATTTCGGCAGGATAGTTTAAATCTTTTAAGACTTTTATACCGCCTTTAATCTCGGAAATGCCTTTTTCCATTTTATAAGTATACGTAAAGTCTTCATTCGCTTTATGCGTACCGGTATCAATGCGCATATGATAGTTATGCATCCGCTCTTCTTTTTCTAAGCGTTTACAGAGGTCTAAAAAGTGGGTTGTTATTACGAAATTCACATTATCGTATTTATGTAGATACATTAAATATGAATAAGCACTACTAATTGCTTCATAAGGGTTGGTACCAGAATATAATTCATCAAATACACAGAAATGCCGAAAATTATTATCGTGTTCTTCTATTTTTGCTAGTATATCTTTCCCGCGTTTTGCTTCGGCCTGAAATAAACTATCGCGTCCGGATGTATCGGGAATATTAATATAGCAATGAATCATATCATACGGCACAATCTTTGCTTTTCGATAGAACCCAAACCCAATTTGTTGAGAGATGATAATATTGAATAAAGTCGTTTTCAATAAGGTCGTTTTTCCGGCAGCATTAGGTCCCGTTATCAATAAATGTTTATCTAATTTATACGTGTTTTTGACCGGCGCGTTATTCACAAGTGCTGGAAAATAAGCATCGGTAAAGGATGTCACGTCATTCTTCTTCTTATTCTCATTATTCTTCTTTTCCTTCTTCTTCATCTTATTATTTGGACGCCGGACATTTTTAAACTTACACGGATAAATGTGTTTACGTTCAATATTTTTACGCAATTCATTAATGTTGTCAAGAAATCCATTTAAGCCCATCGTATATTCTAGCGTGTCGTATATTTCTGCCTTTTGGTGAAGTTGATAAAAACATTTCATCATATGTCCAATCTCTCCAAACTTTTTAAAGGAAACCTTATAAGGCGAGATAGTTTTATATTCGGCATAAAGTTGTTCACATATTTGCTTGTGCTTATTCATCACAGCAATAAATGGTTCATATGATTTATACCCACTACATTTTTCTCCTAAAACTGTCATATTTTTAATCGTAATTTCTAAATAATCTCTCATCGAAAATAAATTCGCGTGTATTTGGGTCATATTATAATAAAAACGTCGACACGACATGACATTTTGGTAGATCTGAATGACATAAAACACAAGAGAACCTAAAACATAGACAATTTTTTCAAAACTTGCGCCGGTGGAGAGATTAAACAATTGTCCCAATTGATGTTTTTTAAACACGACCTTTAAGAGTTCAATATATTTTTCAATGGAAATGGGTAATTTACTACATTTAATAATAATCAAAGGCAATATGAGGAAAAAAATTGGCAGCAGTAATGAAAAGATAGGTGATGCCATATTATACACGCTTAAACATTGTAAGAAACGTGGATTGTTATTGAGCATAGACAACCGATGCCATTCAATATAGTTAAATCTCTCCGCAAATCCTTTTTCATTTTTAATCTCGTGAGAGATATTTTGAATCTCTTCTTGTAGCGATGGTGGAATCTTATCGTCTTCTGCGAAATTATCCTTTTTATTTTTTTTCAAAAATTGTTGTGTCTCCTTTAAAAAAGTTGTATCGGTCGTATAATGTTTATTCCAAAGAGGCAAAGTGTTTTTGCCAAAAGGCGTAGTGGCATTAAACACATAGTTGTATAAGGACTCGGTCGGATTTGCTGTATTTAATTCTAAATCATTATGAATATGTTCATCCAATAAATGTTTATTCGCTAAAAACTCAATCGGTAAATTAAATCCTTTTCGTTCAAGGTATTCTTCTTTTTCATTATTATCAACCTTTGTCATATGTGTTCTTATTAAGAGAAAATATTAATAAGAATAAGTTTAAACGCTTATTTTGCTTTCGCATATACTTGCTTTCGCATATACTTGCTTTCGCATATACACATTTTACCTTTGTTTTCTAAACATATGATTAGACGTGTAATCCATACCTTTATTTGCCGCTGCTGCGGTCTCTGTCGCGCCTGCTGCTGCTGCTGCCGCCGCCGCCTTTGCTTTATCAGTATCCTTGATAATACCGTCACCAAACATAAACCTTAATAAATATTTCACAAATACATATGTAGCAATCAGTGTGAATATAAAAGCAATCGTTTCTTTGCTAAATTTGGCAATATTTTTCGAATTAATTGGCGAAAAATCGCCATTATATTTTGTGTCGATTAAATAATAAAATACAGGGAACACAATTTCGTTTACAAAAGCACGAATCATATTTCCAGCAGCAACGGCAACAGTTACCCCCGAAATAGTAGTAATAATATCGTTTGATTGAATAAATGTCTTAATTTGGTCACGCGCACCAGTGATTGGTTTTAATCCGAAATCCATTCTATAGTATATATTATATAAAATAATATATAATATATAATATATATTTTACTTTTGCGTTATATTAAAGAATAAATATTAAGGTTAAATATTACATTAAGAGTGATGGATACAAGTGCTAGTGGTAACATTTTAGTTGCGATTTTAGCGAAAGATAAAGAACATTGTTTGCCGTTTTATTTAAAGTGTTTATACCATCAAACTTTTCCAAAGAATAAAATACATTTATACATTCGCACCAACGATAATAACGACAATACAATAGACATCTTAAAAGAATTTATTGAAAAATATGGCGCCGAATACGCGTCGGTTTTTTATGATGACACCAGTATTAAAGAATCGCTAAAACAATATAAACAACACGAATGGAATTGTGACCGGTTTACAATATTAGGAAAAATAAGACAGGATTCCGTCACGTACGCGCAAAAACTTGGCGCAGATTATTTTGTCGCAGATTGTGATAATTTTATAGTACCGTCCGTCTTAGAAACCCTTTTTCAAAACCGTCATTTCGGTGTTATTGCGCCGATGCTTGTGACTAAACACACGTATTCGAATTTTCATTATGATGTGGATGGGAATGGTTATCATATAAACAATCTGCCACTTTATCTTGATGTATTAACACGTCGCGTAAAAGGATTAACTAGTGTAAAAGTCGTACATTGTGTCTATTTTATAAATGTCAATTTGTTGCCATCGATATCGTACGATGATGCGTCTTATCGTTATGAATATGTTATTTTCAGTGATGTGTTGCGCAAAAAAAACATTGACCAATTTTTAGATAATAGGAAATTTTATGGATTTATTGTTTTTTCAGAAACGGGTGAAGAAATTAAAAAAGAATTCGAAGAGAATTGGGTTGACGCCATCCGCGAAGACTTTATAAGCACAGCAATATAAGCACAGCAATATAAGCACAGCAATATAAGCACAGCAATATAAGCACAGCAATATAAGCACAGCAATATAAGCAATGCATATATTATAACGTTGCCCAATTTTCAGAAAGTTCATTGATTTGGGTGTGATAAAATTGTTCAATATCTTTTAACAACCGCAAATCACGCTTGGTCACAAAATTAATACCGACACCTTTCCTACCCCATCGCCCACTACGTCCGATACGATGTAGATAGGTATGAACACAAGTCGGCACATCAAAATTAATGACCGTGCTTACCTGCTGGATATCAATGCCTCGTGCGGTGACATTCGAGGAAATTAACACACGATGTTTACCGCTTTTAAACTCTTCGTAATTGCGAATTCGCTCTTCTTTATCCATATTGCTATGGATTTGACAAACGGGAAATTGTTCATTCGATAATGCTTGATATAACATTTCGACCCGCTTGACGCTATTACAATAAATGATGGATTGACTTACGGTTAACACCGAGTAAATATCTTTTAAAGTTTCATATTTTTGGTCGTCATTTTCTAATCCAATATAATATTGGCGGATGCCTTCCAAGGTTAATTGTTCCGATTTTACTAAAATCTTAACTGGATCCCGCATAAACTTTTCGGTCAATTTATAGATTTCATTGGGCAGCGTCGCACTAAACAAAACCACTTGAGTATTATGCGGCATAAACTGAAAAATATTGTAGACTTGATTTTTAAATCCATCCGACAACAATTCATCTGCTTCATCAAATACTAACATTTTAATATTTTTATTCTCCAATTTGTTCCGTGTCAGCATATCGTGAATACGACCCGGACAACCAATGACGACATGTGGTGTATTTTCGTCTAAAAGACGCATATCTTCGCGTACAATATTTCCGCCAATTAATAACTGCGTCGTTAATTCGGGAAAGGAATGCCCAATTTGGTCAAAGACCATTTTGGTCTGTATTGATAATTCTCGGGTAGGCGATAAAATAATGGCCTGTGTCTTTTTCAGTGTTATGTCAATATTTTCTAGTACGCCAATGACAAAACACGCAGTTTTACCAGTACCCGATTGTCCTTGCGCAATAACATCACGTTTTTTAAAAATCGGGAGGATGGATTTTCTTTGAATTGGACTGGGTAGTTCAAACCCAGCAGCATAAATACCTCGCAATAACGGCATTTTAACATTTAAATCTTCCCACGAATTAATTTCATTTACATCGTTGGTTACATCGTTCGTCGTTACATCGTTCGTCGTTACATCGTTCGTCGTTACATCGTTCGTCGTTACATTTATATCGGTCATCTTATGATATATTAGTAATAATGGTAAATTATATTTAAGTATTATTATTTAAGTAATAGTAATAAAATTGATATAAATATTAAACTATATTAATTATAACAACCTGTTATAGAATGTCCCGTTCCAAATCCTCGAGTTTAAAAATCGCCTCGGTCCCGTCACCCGCGCCAGTTAAAATATTCCGTTTAATAGATTTTGATAGAATTAAAAACGATGGATTTACAATGACCCTCAACCCCGAAACGCTACAAATTATACAACAACTTGCCAGTCAAGTGGGTGCGCCCGGATATATCAAAACCCCCATATTTGAAAGACGTCCGCAAACGAAGGCATCCGCCGCATCGACCAAGTGTGGTTACGTACCATCACCACACCAGCAAGGATTGACATTTACAATTGATGTCACTACCGCAAATGATTGGGATATGGTACGAAACTTGAAAAAAACCGTAGTGGTCGAAAAAAAAGAAGGCGTCAATTTATCTATCGATGTTATACGCAAGCATTTGAATAAAATGACCGATAAAACCTACAGCAACTTGAAAGACCAAATTATATCAGAAATTGAGGTCTTCATTGCCAATATGGATGATAAGGAAAAATTACATACTGAACTGAACAAAGTTGGCGATGCGATTTTCGCTATTGCGAGTGGAAATAGTTTCTATTCAAAGATGTATGCCACCTTGTATAATGAACTTATGTCGAAGTATGCGTTTATGAAAACCATTATCGAGACAAATCTAAAGAACCTCAGTACTATTTTCCAAGATTTTGCCTACTGTGATTCAACGCTTGATTATGACACGTTTTGTAAAAACAATAAAACCAATGAAAAGCGACGCGCATTGAGTTTGTTTTATGTGAATTTAATGCTCCAAAACATTATTCAACCACCAGTTATTATTAATATGATAAATGAATTACAGTCGTATTTATTATCCAACTTGGTTGAAGCAGATAAGACAAATATTGTCGAAGAGGTTACCGAAATTATTGCCATATTAATCGTAAATGGCATTTCGAAATTACAAACCTATGAACAAGAATGGACCCAAATTGTACGAAACATAAATAAGGTCGGGTGTATGAAACACAAATCCGAACTCAGTGTTACGAATAAAACGATTTTCAAGCATATTGATATCCTTGAATCGGTGAATAAGGCAAATGGTAAAAAGTAAAACACGCAAAACACGCAAAAATAAAAATAAAATATGTTAAAACTATTCGCAGTTGAATTCAATATAAATATTTTTTATATTGAATATTAATTAAAGTTATATATGAGCGAAGGAAATATTCATTTTAATTTAAAAGAGGATATTCGTTCTTCACCTACACCTATTAATAAAATAATGACACCCGCTGATTTGGAAGAATATTACAAAAAGATGAACGATATGGGCGCAAATGTGTATGATGACCCTGCTACCGCTACCCATTACTTACTAAATGACATTACGGATATCGCCAGTATGGAATTGAATTATAAGGACAATTATACCGTAAAGGGTCTAACACATATTATACAGTATTATGGTATTGCGAAAAATAAAATGACCAAAGACGAAATGATTCAAACAATTGTGTTACACGAAACCGACCCCATAAATCACGAACAAGTTTTTACGCGGTTAAGGTTATGGTTAAATATATCGGAATTAAAAGAGAATCCATTCTTTAGCAAGTATATACTATTTGATATATGATAAATATGATATAATAAATATTTATTATATATATTCATATTTTATACGAATGGTAAAATCTGTATTAGATCCTAAAATAGAATATAAAGAAAAACGCGACATTGAATTGGACGATAAAGGTTACGAAGCAAACATTTATGAAAGTGAGTTTTTTCATATTGATGTGGTTTTTGCGATTGGACAAGCGAAAACGACCTATTTAGATAGTAATGGTATTGTCTATTTTCCTATTTATTTAATTGAGGATGATAATACAAAAACCCAGATTGGGTTATATGAATTATTATCAAGTGAACAAATGGCAGTCTTAGATGAAGATAATGATATTGATTTAAATAAATTAAATTTGCCGTTGTTTTATTCGTATGCCTATTCGTTAATTCGCGCGAAAAGTCCAGAAGAGGGAGAAGAGGTAATTGTTATTGATGACGATGATGAGGATGTTGAAGATGAATATGATATTGCGTCGTCCGCGTCACCATCCGCGTCACCATCCGCGTCACCATCGCCTACGCTTAAAAAGAGTAAAACAAAACGAAAATGGATTCAAAAGTTTATGGATGATACGAACTACGACATTATTGATACAAAACCGGATGGACACTGTTTCTTTTACGTTCTTCAATTGGCACTGAAAGAACGCGGACAAAAAATGTCAATTGACGAAATGCGCGAGATTCTTGCGAATAATATCACGCAAGAATTATATGATAATTATAAAATGATATATGATAACGCCATGAGTGAAAAGGGTAATTTATCCGGCGAGATTAAAAATATTACAAAAAGACATAATGAATTAGAAAAAAGTATTAAAACAAAAACAAAAGACCGTAATTTACAAATGAGTTATGTAAAACAATTGGACGAAATGAAAACAAAGCATAAAGCATTAAAACAAAATAGAACCACCTTAAATGACTTTATAGTGGAATATAATTTTATGGCAGGGGTCGATAGTCTTGCTATGTTAAAATTAAAAATAAAAACAAAAGATTTTTGGGCAGAAACTTGGGCGATTTCGACTTTAGAACGTGAACTGAATATTAAGGTTATTATCATGTCCGAATTGAATTATTCCTCGGGTGATATCGTCAATGTATTAAATTGTGGACAATTGAATGATACGATTTTACAAGAAAAAGGTATTTTTGAACCATCCTTTTACGTAATAACCTGTTATCAAGGTAATCATTATCAATTAATAACTTATAACGAAAAAAAATCATTTACCTTTGGCGAATTACCCGAAAAAGTAAAAGAATTAGTTGCGGATAAATGCTTGGAAAAAATGTCAGGACCCTATAGTTTAATTCCCGAGTTTATGGAATATCAGATCGAACGTAATAAACCATCCGCTGTAGGTGTGGCGGCGGCGTCTGCGTCTGCGTCGGCGTCTGCGTCGGCAACAGAACCGGTCGGTACAAGTGAAAGTGATATCGAAATACTATCCGATGAATCAAGTGATTTGCCGTCCGATTTATATGACAATTCAACCGTATTTCGTTTTTATATTAAATCGGCGGATAAACCGATGCCCGGAAAAGGTGCCGGCGAAATCATTGGACCGGAGGGTATCATGGCATATAAAGAATTGGCGAAAATATCGGATTGGCGAAAAAAACTCACAAATGCGTGGTTGTCCGAGTTTGTGCTCGACCGGCACCGCTGGCAATCCGTGGAGCATTATTATCAAGGGTCGAAATATAAAAGTGCCCATCCCGAGTTTTATATCAAGTTTTCATTAGATGCGCCCGATTCAGAATTTGCTCGCGACCCGCTCTTCGCCAAAGAAGTCGGCGAATCGAAAACGGGTATGATAAAAGGCATTCAGTACCGTCCAAAGAATGTAAAACCGGACGCAGACTTTTCTATTAAAACGAAAGATAATCCAGAAATGACACGTGGAGAGATGGAAATGGAAAATGCGATACGCGCCAAATTTACACAGAACCCAGATTTGAAAAAACTATTACTGGAAACCAAACGCGCTAAATTAGAACACGTCGTGCCAAAACAACAACCGGTCGTGTTTAATCATTTAATGCGGATCCGCCGCGAATTACAAGGGCAGTCGTAGGTTGTATATTACATCCATTTAATCGCAAAAATCTCTATACATATTCATTCCTTTTGGTGGTAAATTTTTACACCTTTCCCAATTATTACGTTTGATACATTTATTATATGCCCAATTTTTTGGCGTGTTTCTAATTGCTTTATCCTTATATTTTTTACATAATTCTGTATTTGTTTTACCATATATTTTTTTGGTTTGACTCTTGCTCTGTTTTGTTGACTTTAATTGCTTATTTTTTTTGGTCTTAAACAAATTTAGTAAATTATACATTTTATATAATGTATATATAATTTATATTATCTATATAGTGTAGATATAATGAACTTTTCACCACAAAGTGCCGTGTTTATGAAACCTTTCTTAGATGCTTTCGGTACATGTGTTGATACAAACCAAAATAAATCGAAAAAAAAGACTTTTGACGAAATCATAATCTCTCTATACAATGAAATCAAAGAGGCAAATGAAGATGTTATTAACCAATCTTGTTTGAATTATGAAGTGATTGAAATGACGGCAGATAAAACAAATAAAAAAAGTCCAGATACTTATAACGGGCGTTATTTCCCGCCGAATATACAACGCTATCTTGCCGACAATGAAAAATATCAGTTATGTTTTACCTGTGGCAATGTTGGTAACCGAGAGATTAAATTATATTTTACGTTGTTTACCAAAGATGAAATCGCGCGAATTCAAGATTACCTCACCTATGCGCGAATGATGTATACGTGGTTACGGATTTGTGCGAAACACGCGAATAGTTATTGCGCCCAATCTCTCGAAATATTTATTTACCCGACACCTTTTAATAAAAAATTACCCAACAGCAATTTAACTGTACTGGGTCCTGAACACGTCAATTCGGCATATTCGTATTCTTGTGCGCCGGAAGGACAAATCGTGATTTTCCGTAAAGAAGAATGGTTTAAAGTTTTTATACACGAAACGTTTCACGCCTACGGACTGGATAAAGCATTAATCCACAAAAATGAATTAAATCGAACCTTGCCGCAGATGTTTCGCGTAAATAGTGAGTTTAATATATACGAGGCGTATACGGAAACTTGGGCACGTATTATCAATTGTGCTTTATCAAGTTTTGATTCATTAAAAAATAAAAGAGAGAAAAAGGTATTTAGCGAAAATATGGTTTTTTGTTTAGAAATGGAAAAAATGTTTTCGATATACCAGTGTAATAAAATACTTGGTTTTATGGGGTTAGAATACAAGGATATTCTTGCGAATGCGACGACAACAACAACAACAAAAATGACAAAATATAATGAAAACACACACGTATTTGCGTATTACATCATAACCGCGTTATTATTAAACGATTTTAAAGGATTTATGATTTTATGTAAAACACAAAATGAAAAGTTATTACGTTTTGATGAAAAGGTTACCAGTTATACTGCGTTTTCGGAATATATTAAACAAGTCTATGATTGCGTGGATTTGTATCACGGATTTGAACAAATGGGCAAATTAAATATAAAGTTTAATAATACAAAAAGCGCAAAAGACGCAAAAAGCGCAAAAGACGCAAAAAGCGCAAAAGACGCAAAAAGCGCAAAAGACGCAAAAGGTACAACAACTATGTTAAAAGATACAACACGTATGTCAATTATTGACGTCTATCATATATAATTAAGATAAACGACCTTAAAACATTTTATTAATATGATATAAATAACATTATTATGTCAATGGTTAACGTTAATATGTCAGTTGCTGATAATGTAAAACCTGTTGTCATTGAAGATAAACCCAAACTAAAATCTAAACCCAAAAACGAAGGCACTAAAAAAAACGAATATATTATGCCGACCCGAGAAAATTATAGCATATTATTATCGAATAATTATACAATTAAACACTTGAAAGAAATTGCGTCCCATTACAAAATAAAAATAGGTAATGAAACACGCAAAATAGATATGATAACAAAAATATATAATTATTTTAAATTATTTGGCAAGGCCGTCCTTCTACAAAAAACTTGGCGAACATATTTATTTACGATTTATAATAAATTAAAAGGACCTGCGCGATTTAACCGCACGCTATGTGTAAATGAAACCGACTTTTTTACAATGGATGAATTAAAAGACATATCATACTCGCAGTTTTTTAGTTATGAAGACATTGATAAAAAGATATATGGGTTTGACATTATGTCTTTATACAATCTTTTTGATAAATCGTGTGAGGTGCCCTTAAATCCTTATAATAGAAATGCGTTTCCTAAACAAGTGAAAAAAAATATGATGCGCATCATACGTCTAAGTCATATTTATGGTGATAAAATCGAGATACAGATTAAAAATGAAGAAATGGGCGGAGGTGTCAACGAGCAAAGTATAGAACAACGGGCCTTATCCGTCTTTCACGATATTGATATTTTAGGTAATTATACCGATTATATGTGGTTTGTTACCTTAGAACGCATTGAATTAATAAAGTTTATTATTGAATTACACGACATATGGTCGTATCGAGCAAACTTGAGTGATGCGGTTAAAAGAGAGATTTCTCCGAATTATTACGAAGTATTTAGCAATATTACACGTGAAAATATACACGGCAAAACAACCATCATGTTATATCATTTGTGTTTAAAGTTAATTGAAGGTCTCGTGCGACCGGGTATAAATATTGAAAGTCGTTCGCTCGGTGCAAATCTCGTGTTGTGTGCGCTCACGCTAGTTAGTGTGGATGCCGCAATTGCTTTGCCGTGGTTATATCAATCGGTTATTTAGATTTTTAATTTATATTGTAAAGTATAATATAATTTATTTGTGAATATATACTATAATGAAGTCCACGAAATTGTTGAAATCGATTAACGCCATCTCTTCTAAAAGTGTTGCGTCGGTTAAAAAGTTTAGCGGAAACCGAGTATATGTTATTGCGTTTTTGGCGTTTTTATTAATCGGGTCGTTATGGTATTTATCGAGTCGAACGGTAAGAGAGGGCATGTTGACCGAGGAAGAAAAAAAGAAAAAAGCAGAGGAAGAGGAAAAAAAGAAAACGGCAGGTGTAAACCCACCTATTGCAGAAATGAATGATATTTTAAAACAAATGATGTCAAAAGTCAACCTTAAATAATTGTATGAAAATAGAAAATATGAACCACGCGTATTATAATTATAATTTAGGAATAATTTGAAATAATATTATTTTATTTAAATTGTGTAACACACGAATCATCACAAAATAAAATAATTAATGCGTTAAATGACTTAAATAAATATTATTATAGTAGATTATAAAAAGGAAAAGGATGTCGTCGACCAAGACTAAAGTTGTTAAGAGTGAATCTGTGACTGCTGCCCCCACCCCCGCCAAGAAAGAGAAGCAATCCAAGACCGCCGCTGCTGCCCCCGCCCCCGCGGTTGTTGCTGCTGCCCCTGTGGTTGCTTCTGAAAAGTCCGTCAAGAAAGTTAAGGCACCCAAGGCGGCGAGCGCCCCTGTCGCTGCTGCTCCCGCGGTTGTGGTTGCTGCGGCGGAACCAGTTGCTGCTGCTGCTGGTGTCACCGAGTTTAGTGATTTTATGTCCAAACTGACCCAATTGAGCACTCTGATTTCTTCCCTCAAGACCGAGTTTCGTGCCTTGGAAAAGCGGGCGTCTCGCGAATTGAAGACGGCAACCAAGGCCAGTCAAAAGCGGGCCAAGCGCAAGAATACCAACCGCGCACCTAGCGGATTTGTGAAACCAACCTTGATTAGTTCTGAACTCGCGTCTTTTCTCGGTAAGACTGCCGGTACCGAAATGGCACGTACGGAGGTGACGCGCGAAATCAATGCGTACATCCGCGCCAACCAGTTGCAGGACAAGACCAACGGACGTCGTATTATCGCCGATGCCAAGTTGTCGTCACTCCTTAAGTTGGCGGCCGGCGAGGAACTTACTTATTTCAACCTCCAACGTTATATGAGTCCCCACTTTACCAAGTCGGCGGCACCAGTGGCAACTGCTTAAATATTTCTTGCTGCTACTAATATTTTAATATTTTAATATTTTAATATTTTAATATTCGATTAACATATTTGCGAATACAATCAATCATATTTGCCTTGCTAGCTCAGATCGGTAGAGCATCAGACTTTTAATCTGAGGGTCGTGGGTTCAAGTCCCACGCAGGGCTTGATTGTTTGTATTATGTAAATGCGGGTTATTGAATAATATTTTTTGTATGAAATATTATTCAAATACTTTTTACCTTTTTGTATATGGTATGACGTATTAACTATATCGATGCGGTTTATTTAAAGCACGTTTACGGCGTAGAGTATTTGCTCTTTTGCGACGTTCATTTCGTGCCTGATGGCGACGAGTATGATGTTGTGCCCGATGACGACGAGTATTGTAATTCTTATTTATTGCGTTAGATTGTTGTTTCGTCGCGTCGTTCTCATCATTCATCGAAGTTCCTTGAAGCGTATTGCCCATAATGTATAGATATTATATAGATTATATTATGTATGATATGTGAAAAGTTTTCTAATTTTTTCTATATTCTCTAAATTAAAAAATAAGAAAAGGTATTTATGAAAAAAATTGATTTAGAGATTTATTAATAAGATAATGTAAATCAAGACAACAAACAAGAAGAATGAGTTCAACTACTTCCACCCAATCTGCTGAAACCATGGTCGCAAACGGACTGACAATGAATATCAAGGATGTTGATATTGGCGCACCCAAGTTAAATAAGTCAGGCGGCAAGTCTGCTAACATAATATATACACCAACCAAGAAAGCACTCTACATTAATTTAGAAGTGCCGATGTTGACTTGGGGCGCAACTATGTTTAAGGATACGCAAAGTGGTAAGGAAACATATGATATGGCAATTCAGTTCCCCCGCAAGGATTATAGTTCACCCGAAACCGAAAAGTTACTCGCCAACTTTCAGGCACTTGAAAAGAAAATCAAGGCAGACGCAGTGACCAACTCAATGGCGTGGTTTAATAAGAAGACCATGACACCAGAAGTAGTTGAAGCATTGTGGACGCCGATGTTAAAGTACCCCAAGGACCAAGAATCGGGTGAACCTGATGTTACTAAAGCACCGACTTTAAAGGTAAAGTTGCCGGTGTATGACGGTAAGTTTCAGTGCGAAATATATGACCCCGCCGGTAATATGTTGTATCCCAGTAAGTTCGACGAATCGACACCCGTTGACCTTATTCCCAAGGGCGTAAATATTATCGCAATTGTACAATGCGGTGGTCTTTGGTTCGCCAACGGTAAGTTCGGATGTACTTGGCGGTTATTTCAAACTGTCGTTCAACCCAAACCGTCAATGAAGGGTCGTTGTCTTATTGCGACAACACCAGCGGCAGCGGCGGCAGCGGCATCTTCACCGCTAAGAAGTGCGTCTGTGGCGAACACATCATACGCGCAAGGCGGCGGCGGCGGCGGCGGCGAGGATGATGACAACGGAATGGCAGTCGTCGATAGCGATGAAGAAGAAGATGAAGCACAGCAGCAGCAGCAGCAACCGGTTGTCGCCGCTGCCAAGTCCAAGACACCAGAACCTGAACCAGTTGTTGTGGCAGCAGTAGAACAAGAAGCAGTTACTACGGCGCAACAAGTACAAGTCCAATTGCCAACACCAAAGAAAAAGGTTGTGACACGTAAAGCGTAAGTATAAAAAATATATAAAATATATAAATATATAAAAATAAAAAAAATATAAAAAATATTTATTGTTTAATCGTTTATACAAATAAACAATATTAGCCTTGTTAGCTCAGTCGGTAGAGCATCTGCCTTTTAAGCATAGGGTCGAGGGTTCAATCCCCTCACAGGGCGTCCTTTGTTTATTTTTATTTTAAGTTTAACCAAATATATTATTATATGAAGTAATAATATATTTTTTTTTATGAATCGAGAACTACAAATCCGCGATGTCTCGTTAATGAAAACAATATGTGCGCAATGTAATGAAGATTTTACTTGCCATTCTTTTAATTTTGTCGGTGATACTTTAGAAGGCGGGGCAATTTTTTATACGAAAATTACAAACGCAAGTAAATACGATGATACGAAAGGCATAACCGAACATTTTAAAAACTATTTGAATTATATGAATCCAGTAAAATGGTCTTGGATTATTGATTTTGAAGGGTTCTCTTTAAAGCATACACTAGGAGTGAATACCGGCATCCAATTATCAAAACTCATAAATACATATGGAAAATTACATCAATTGATTATGATTAACACAAACTTGTTTGTGGACCAAATGCTAACAATGATAAAATTCGTGCTGGATAAAAAATACCATCAATGTATTCAAACCATTCATTCTAGAGTAAACTTGTTACATAAGTTTCAAGAATGGTTGCCAATAAATGAACAAAGTTTACATAGTTTACATTTATTAGTGTAGTACTCGGTCGTTCTATTCGTCGTCTTCGTCGTCTGCTGCGTTAAATTGTATTATGTTCGTGTATTTTATACGTCAGAAATAAAATATAGTTTTCGACGTGATAAATGGGACGATAATTATTGTTATAATATTGTAAAAAGGTATAGGTTCTTATTAAAATTTCTGGGATAGAGTTGGATTTAATTCTACCGAGTTTAATTAATTTTTCTAAAATAAACCAGACGCATTCCGTTACATCCATATTATAAATAAAAATATCATATAAATGATCCCGAATATTCGCAAAATCAAGTTCTTTTATATTTAATATCGAGTCGATTAATTTATTACAGATAATTTCGTTCGGGTACATCAATTGTGTCACATCGGCATGAATGTTTTTAATATTAGTAATGTCGTTCAGTTTAACATCCGGCGGTAATTTTGTTTTTAAACAACGGTTATATGCGTTTTTGGATGGACGCGGTACTTTAATTATTTGACAGCATTCTGTTATATTGTCCGGAATAAAACTTAATTCTTCTGTTATTAATATAAATTTTAATTCGATATTACTGTTGTGTATCGTTTGCATATAACTGTAAAATATATCAAGCAATTCGCTATGAATATGATGAAAATATTTACATACAATAATGCCGGACTTTTCTGTTTTTGCCAAAATAATATCGACAATCTGATTATATACTTCATTCCATAATATTTTCGAATGACATCCAATCAAAGACATATCAATCTCATAATGAATGTCGCTTATTTTAAAAAAATATATATTTTTATTATAGGTCACGCTTAATTTTTTTTCATATTTTAATTCCGATGGACTATAGCGTTTAATGAGTGATAACATTTGCGTGTATTTTCCGACACCGCTCGGTCCATAGAAGATAACATTTTTAAAATCATTTATTTTTGTTGGGAGTTTATCGTATAATTTATTTAAGGCAGGATGTAGTGTCACTTTATTCGACGTATTAATATAATCTTCAAAATGTGTTTCATAAAATTTCATCTTAGTATGTGGTATATTTAAATTAATAAAATGTCTTTATTTATAAATAATATAATAACAATTTCGAGTAAGTTATTATTATATAGAATGAATGATAATATTCTCGACAATACTATTCTCGACAATACTATTCTCGACAATACTATTCTCGACAATACTATTCTCGACAATACTATTCAGTGTTTTTTATTATATCGAGATTCGCACCCAAATCTATCCCAATGCTGGATTGAATACCTAGCACTGAAAAAAAGGAACTACGGCAGTAATGTTGCTGCGATATGTAATCAAGCGGCAAACGTTTTATCCTATTTACACGACGGAAAATCAGACCTAACCAAAGCAGATATTGTGCGTTTAATTCTATATAAGCATACCTTTTATCATACCTTGTAGCATCGCACATCACGCATATAGTATTTTGCGCATTTCGCGCATATCATTAAACCATATAAGATTACTTAAAAACATTGAGATATAAAATATAACTTATACACTTTATAGGATGTATATTGTCATTAATAGTACCGAATTTAATATTAATCACGTTTTTTTCCAACCCAAAGTGAAAAACACTATTATGGTGAATAGTGACTTTATGCGTATTGTATATTCAAATGCCTTGTGTGTTATCAATGGCATTTTTATACATTTTAAACTAAATATCGTTAATATTGATAAATCATTCAACAAATATAAATGTAAAATAGATAACAATGAAAACGAAAGTATTTTAAAGATTTGTGAAATTGAAAAAAGTATCTTGTCTCGAATTAATATTGTAGATAAAATGCCCGTATACCGTATTGCCGACCAATTAAATAATGGATTCTTGAAAATATTTAATGACAACACGACGACCACCGAAAATAACGAGTTTATTCTGAAAATATACGGCATATGGGAAAATGAATGTGATTATGGGTTGACTTACAAGTTTATCAAGGTGTAAGTTTATTAACCATCCGTTGAAAAAAACTCTAATATAATTGTCATCATACCAACCACAATCAAGTTAATGGTCGAGACGAAATAGGTCGCAAAAGAGAGACGCGTCTGTGACTGCGCTTTGTCTTCACTCGTTTGATCTGTACTGATGTAGGTTTTTAAATACATAAATAATGCAATCAACTGAAAAATACATAATACGGAATTAACCAAGGTTAGTTGATAATATTCATTTGCCACTTGCCCTTTATTAATCCGTGTGAAATAGGTTATGTTTAAACTCATAATCCACACAATCATACCGATGGTAATCATCGATGGCGCAGAACTTTGTAAAAACGATTTAATAAAATTAAACACTTTGGTTAAACTCATTTCGCCTTGCGCATTAAACTGCCCGATTTCATTGGCGGCGCCCAATTTGTTATAGACCGCATAATTAACAAACAATATTGTCGTCACGGCAATTAATACTACCCCATAACCCCATATCGTAGAGTTTGCTCTGCCATAACTACCATCTGCCGATACCGTATTACCAAAAAACATTTTAATACACATTCCAATAATTGAAAAGAATAACATATTATTAATGATATAATCGAGTTCCATAATTCTATATAAATGTGTTATAAAATAATAATGTTATATTTAATGTTATTATTTAAACTTTATTATATAATACTTTTATATATGAATCGCACGACTGATAATAGATTAGGTAGTTCTAAACCATTAATCCCTCGTGAACAAAATTATATTTTAGACCGAAAACTTGTAACGGTTCATTCCGAAGATCGCGATATCACCAAGTGGCCATCGCCAAGTTCTTTTGAAATTATATTACCCGAAACGTTATTAAACGTACAGTCTATCCGATTAATACAAGCAACGATGCCCGGTAAGTTTTTTACCTTTAGTGATGATTATCAAAACACTAAACTACAATTGACCATGTCAAACGATCCGTCGAATGTACACGAAATAAAAATACAAAAGGGTTATTATAGTCCAGCAGAACTCACACTAGAACTCACGGCAAGAATTAATCGGGCAATTGGATCAGACCAGAGTTTTAATGTATTTTATGATAATGTCGCGCAAAAGTTTTGGTTTGGGCATACTGATTTATCGTTCAATTTACTATGCTGTAACGAAATAAGTTATGATTTTAGTAACTGCGAGCAACAACAACAACAACAACCCTTGGTATGGAATAATCATTCAAATTGGGGTTTACCTTATTATTTAGGATTTCAGAAAAAATGTTATACCTCTAATGTAGATTTAAGCGGCATCGAATTTGATTATGTCTACCCAACCAATAACAATATACCCAACAATTTAAAAATTAAATATTACGTCGAAGCACCTTTTTCATTTAATATCGGCGGTGATACGTGTATGTATATGGAAATTGACAAATACAATACATATGATGAACTCTACCCCTATAATCAAAGTTCTCGCCAAATGTACGATAATAATGCCTATAACGGCAAAACCAATTCAGCATTTGCTAAAATCCCGATTAAAAGTCATACGGAAAACAGTTATGACTCGCGCACTTTTTATTTACATAATTTAGCACATTATGACCCGCCGATTGAAAGAATGACCCGTTTAAAATTTAAGTTTCGTTTTCACGACGGCAGACTCGTGAATTTTCAGAATTATCCTTTTGATTTTACACTCGAATTTAATTCTTTACGTAATGAAATGGGCAAACAATATAATGTCCGTATCCCTGCCACCTATATACTGTAATCGTATTTTATTATAGATTATAATTATAGATTAAGAGTTAAACATTACATATATATTATACATATATATTTTTATATATATGTATTTATCATTAACCACACGACCCGAACGACTAAGTTCGTCGCATTTTGAAAAAGTATTTAACTCGCTTAAAAATCAAACAATGCCTTTTGAAAAATTAATAATTAATCTATCAATTAAAGAGTTCACTTATGATATTCCCTTTTATTTGCGTGACGATAAAACGGTTATTTTACACGAAACTGAAATATGTGGTCCATGTACGAAATTATTAGGCAGCATTGATATTATTCCAATGGATGCGATTGTTATTGTATTAGACGATGATATTGTAATGCGACCAAACTTTATTCAGTCTTTATACGCCTCTTATTTAATTCATCCAAATAAGGTGACGAGTCATTTTATTAATACAAGAGAAAACTTTACTGAGATTGCTGGGTTTGGCGGTTATATTTTTAATAGTAATCTATTAAAAAACATAACGCAATTCTATAATTCAATGCCACCGTCTTGTATAAAAATCGACGACACGTGGATATCGTGGTATATTAAAAAATTAAATATAGATGTAAGTCAGACTATCGAAAAAGATCCGTGGAATAATGTATTAGATATACCAAATACAAATCCTCACCCAGACTGGTATGAATTATGTAAAAATACAAATAGAAACGAATTAATCGCAGAAGCATTACGAGTGCTGTTATAAAAAAAAACTATTTTTTGTAAAATCGATAGTTTAATTAAAAAAAGGGAGGATAACGAAAAAAATTGAATTACTTTTCTACTAATAAAAAAATAATAACCCCAAATCAACGACCAGCAGCAACGATAACGAAAAAAAACTTTAAACGACTACACTAGCGATATGGCGTCCTCCTCCTCTGCTGCCGCTGCTAGCAGCGCGACAGAAAGTAACGAGTGCGCAGTATGTTATGAAGTGTACAACTCCGGAAACCGAAGTAAAGTTCCGTGCGAGTATGAGGGTGCGTGTAACTTTAATGCCTGTAAAAAATGTATACGGGTGTTTTTGTTAGGCACTACCAACGATCCATGCTGTATGCTCTGTAATAAGGCATGGAGCGACAAGTTTTTGGTAAGGCATTTGAATGCCTCCTTTGTGCGTGTGGAGTATCGCACGCACCGTAAAGAATTACTCACACAGCAGCAGATTAGTCGGTTGCCAGCAACAATGGCCGCCGCCGAATCATATAAACAGGTAAAAGCGCTCGAAGGAACCATAAAAGAATTATGGGTTCAGTATCACGTGGCGAATAAAGAGACCAGAACCCTAGATAAGGTTCATCGCCAAGCACTCTTCGCGCATCGTCAAGCGTTATCCACTGTGGATTTGGCACAGACCAACGCTTTGAAAAAAAAAACCGAGCAAGAATGGCGTGCGGCACGCGATGTTGATAACGAAATCGAGCGTAATATTCGTAAACTCGAACAAGATATCCGCATTATTAAAAATGGCGGCGATGTCGCCGGTATGGAGGCGGTAAACGCGAGAGAAGTGCGGGCGTTTATTATGCCGTGCTCGAACAGCGACTGCCGTGGATTTCTCTCGACGCAGTACAAGTGCGGGATTTGCGACCAGTACACCTGCGCTAAATGTTTTGAGTTTGTAGGCGCGAACAGTCCTAGAGAGGAAGGATGCGGTCACGCGTGTAAACCCGAGAACATAGAAAGCGCTGACCTTATCCGTAAACAGACAAAACCGTGTCCGTGCTGTGGCACACGCATCAGTAAGATTGATGGATGCGACCAGATGTGGTGTACACAATGTTTTAAGGCATTTAGTTGGAATACGGGTAAGATTGTGACAGGTGTCATTCATAACCCGCACTTTTACCAGTATCAGCGCGAGCACGGTGGTGGTGTTGCCCCTCCGCGTAACCCCGGCGATGTATTGTGTGGGGGGTTGCCTACACTAGACGAGGTACGGCGTGTAATCCGCGACAAAGTCCATCCTGCGGCCGATGTTGTAAAAGCGATAATGGACATCCATCGTCTCCAGAATCACCTTACCGAGACCTACATTAACACTCTACGTCGTCGTATCAACTTGGACCAAGATTTCGAGGAGGAGCGCGTATTGTATATCGTAAACGAAATTACGCGTGAACAGTTGGCAACACGTGTCATGCGCAAAGACATTGCCCGTAAAAAAAATACCGCGTTGATCTACGTATGCGAACTATTTACGACGGTTGCAATGGATATGTTTCGCACTATCATGACGAGTGTAGAAACCGGAGTGTCTTTTATACAGGAGGTAAATAAACTATGTCTCGAGTATGACACCTTGCGCCAGTACTGTAACGATCAGTTTAAAGAGGTCAGCATTACGTACGGCGTGTGTGTGCCCTCTATAAATGCGGAGTGGGTGTTTTCTACGAGTAAGTTTAATGCGAAAGGCGACACGGACAAATATATCGAGCGCCGCGAAGAAAATAAGAAAAAGCGCGACGCGGTGGATGCACAACTGCGCGAGGAGTCGATGGCGACGGCGACCGTGCACCGCCTTGAATATGTACGCGCTGCACTTGCGCGGCGGCAACCGCAACCGCAACCGCAACCTGTCTTGTAAAATAAAAAATAAAAAAAATATAATTTAAAAAAGTGTAAAAATAAAAAAAATATAATTTAAAAAAGTGTAAAAAATAAAAAAAATATAATTTAAAAAAGTGTAAAAAATAAAAAAAAAAGTAAATTGGTAAGGTTTACTTTTTTTTACGTTTTTTTATACTAAGCGGCAATCTTATATTTATCTTTAAACCACGATTTGAATATCTCTACATCGCAAGTCATATAATCCGTGCTAGTGCCAGTGCCAGTGCCAGTGCCCGCAAACCCTTCGAGTTTTAAAAATCGCGGTTTCCGCATTTTACTTGTTTTGTAAAAAATATAATCTCCGTATTGCCCTTTACGGATAGAAACATTGTCGCTTATGATACGGCGGGTGGTACAGGGTTTTGGTATGTCGGACTCGTCACCGCCGTCGCCTGCTGCTGCTGTTGCTCCTGCTGCTGTCTCATTATCATTATCATACAACACTTCTATCACATCATCTATTTCAATCTCTCCAATTTTCTTTTTTAAATGTAATGAGTGGAGAGAATGATTCGTATTATTCCATTCAAGGTACATGCCATACTTCCCGCTTTTAATATATACTGGTTTATCTTTATACATACCTAGATGTCCGTTTTCTGCATGTTCTGATTCACTCGCCAGCACTTGATCGAGTGTATATTCGCCTCGCCGTAATTTATTTATATCAATATTTTTTTTAACCGGTTTAAACACGACTTTTGGTGCGTACGCTTTTGTTTTTTTTGTAGCGGCGGCAGCAGCACCTGTCATAGCACCCGCAGATGTTATTTCGCATTTAATTACGGGTCCATACTTCCCAATCATATAAGTATGCTCCGCATCAATTCGTATCGTTTCTTTTCCTCTTTCCAAAATTAATTCAGAGAGATTTTCTATTTCAATATAACATTTACGACAAACCTCGTGCCATATTTTTTCTCGCTTTGCTACTAAATCCAATTCATCTTCCATTTCTTTCGTATAGGTATACTGGAACAATTTATCAAAATATTTTAATAAAAACTCGATACACAAGATGCCGAGCGGTTGTATAACCAATTTCCCTTTTTCATTACCAAACGTCCGTTCGGTTTCTGTGGCGGTAATTTTATCTTTTTCCAGAACTAAATCTACACATTTCAATAAGTTGCCGTCGATATTTTCTTTTTTCACATATTTTCGTTCTTGTATTTTTTCAACGAGCGATGAAAACGTCGACGGGCGTCCAATGCCCCGCAATTCCATTTCTTTTACTAAACTCGCTTCAGTATAATGGGATTTCAGTTCCTTGACGTGAACTTCTGCTTTTATTTTTTTAGCAGAAATTGGCACCAGCGGTTTTACGAGTTGTAGGAAATGATAGTCGGCAGTTTTGTTATTGGTCTTGTCAGTATTGGTCTTGTCAGTATTGGTCTTGTCAGTATTGGTCTTGGCAGTATTGGTCTTGTCAGTGCTGCTGTACATCTGCTGCTGCTGCCAGCCCATAAAAATCACTTGTTCCGCCGCATAGCGATACTCCCGTTCTTGCGGGGCGGTAATACTTGCGGATAAGACCGAGACGGTCGCATCACTCATACAACTTTCAAGTGTTCGACGGCGTATAATACTGTAGACCCGCCGGTCTTTTGTAGTGAAATTCGCATTTTCTTCGATAGTTTCGCACGTAATTTTCGTAGGGCGGATTGCCTCGTGTGCGCTTTCTTTGTCTTGGACCGCAGTGCCATTGCCATTGCCATTGCCATTGCCATTGCTGCCGGTGCTGCCGGTGCTGCTAGCGCGGACATATTCTTTGCCGTACATCTGAGTTATATAGGTCTGGACCTGCGACATAAACTCGGCGCTATACGTCGTGCCGTCAGTCCGCGGATACGTAATGTACCCGCCTTCATACAAGGTCTGACAAATTCGCATCGTTTCGTTCGGCGACAGATGTAATTCACTACTGCTCGTCTGCTGTAAACTGCTCGTCGAAAACGGCATAGGGGCAGTTTTAACGACACTACGTACCGTCGGCGTATTGAACATATGCGAAAACCCGACACTTTCTTGTAAAAATGCTCGGACGCAATTTTCATCTGCTGCCTCGTGATTTAAAATAAACGGTAGATTTTGGGCAGTAAAATAACCGGTGATTTTATAATACGGACGTCCAGGTGCTTTATCCATATCTTGCTGATTTTCGTAGATGAGTCGTAACACGGGCGATTGACACCGACCGGCCGAAATGCCGTCTTTCACATGCTTCCACAAAAGCGGCGACAATTTGTATCCAACGAGAATATCTAACACTTGGCGAGCCAGTTGCGCATTTACGATATCCATTTTCACGTGCGTCGGATTTTCAATCGCGCGCTGTATTGCCATTTCAGTGATTTCGTGAAAAATAATACGTTTGGTCGTTTCTACCGGTAATTTAAATAATTGGCAGATATGCCACGCAATCGCTTCACCTTCGCGGTCATCATCTGTCGCTAATATGATTTCATCTGCGTTTAATATTGCTTTTTGAATCGCGTGAACGCGTTCTTTTTTACTATCCGCAATGATAAACGTCGGCGAAAAATTATGGTGGATATCAATTGCCGCAATCCCGCCTGCCAATTCTCTTATATGTCCATAACTGGCAATACATTTAAACGTAGACCTTTTTTTATCGTACGTGTTTAAATAGTGTTCAATTTTCGCGCATTTTGCCGGCGACTCGACAATGACCAACGTATTTTTATATACCGCAGTTGTCATCTGTTAATATATATATTATACTATATACATATTAACCTATTAAGTTGTTTTGTTTTCTTGTGATGACTTATATTCGGCCCACGTAATTTTCTTCTCTTTAGGTTTAGACACGACGGTTTTTTTACCCGTTTTTTTATCTAATCTCTCCGCGACAGTCAACGCACTATCAATATAGAGTTCTTTTAATAATTTGCCGACTTCAAATGCGCCAGTATGCTGGTCTAATTTTCCATCCTCGATTTGTTTTAAGATATTTAATAAATTCGCAAGAATCGTTAAATTGAGTTCATCCTTTTTAACCTTGTTAAAAATATCGGTATAATGATTAAATAGAAAACTACATTGCGAAACACACATTACATCAAATTGTGTCGGACTTGATTTGGCTAACCGACTATATTTATTCTTTAATTCTAATAAACGTTTTACATCATCCCCGATTAAAGAACTGTGTTTTTTCGCACGAATTTCGTCCGTACAATCTTTGACATTATTTGCGTCAATCATTTTATGTAAGTTGAGTTTTTCGAGATTATTCATCTATTTATAATATACAATTATAATCTTTATATAATCTTTTAATTTATTATTTTATTTCATTATAATATATGCCAAAACACACCAAAGGAAAAAGCATTCGAAAAAGACACACCTCCCGTCTGCGCCACCGGCGTAACAAATCGCTGCGATTAAAGAGCGACAAGTCGCGAGCACGAACTTTGCGAATGCGTCTCCGGCGAAAGAAAAATACCCGCCGCAAACTTTTACGTGGTGGTGCTGCTGCTGCTGTAGCACAGAATGCGTCTGCGGTAAAGGCACCTGCCGCCGCCACCGCCACCTCACCTGCCGCCGCATCAGCAACCGCCGCCACCGCACGAACGACTGGATTTAATTTGCCACCAGTTACTACTGCGGGTTATACCGATCCAGTACAGACATTGCTGGCGAGTCGAACACAGCAAGCAGTGGTTGGACAAATGTTATCTGGCGGTGGTGACGGTAGTTTGCCTGTACTGGCGCCAGCGCCAATCGTGACGGTGCCACAATTCCCCGGCACAGTGAATAACGGCGCAAATAGTTCTTTGGTAAACATTGCGAAATTATATGATCTCACCAAAGCAAACAGTGTTCATGATGCTGATGTGGCAAAATGGAAGGATATTCCTCCCGCTATGAAAATAACCTCAGCGAAGTAATAAGATTATTACATTTTTGATTTGAAATATATTATTCGAGAGATTTAATAATAAATAATCACTATATAGTTTAATATGAAATCATCTGATTTAACTTCATCCATATTAATTGTATTAATATTTATCTCATTATATCTATTTAATTTTCTTGTTATTGGGATTCAGCAAATTAAGGATAATTGGCCAATGTATCGCTGTAACCCGATGGTTATGCCGTTTGCCAACATTTTTGGATATGATGCTGAAGAAAACTTTGCTTACTGTATTAAGACGTCACAATCTTCCTTTATGGGCAGTTTTATGAAACCTTTAAGTGCGAATATCGATGCTATTGGAAGCGTGGCAACCGAACTCACCACTAATATTGCCGACGCAAGGTCTTTTCTTGGAGATTTTCGTGGTTCAGTCGGTTCCATTTTTGGAAACGTATTTGGTGCTTTTTTTTCTATTATTGTTGAAGTACAGAAAATATTAGTAAATATGAAACATATGATGGGTAAATTATTAGCAACAATGGTAACAATGTTACATTTAATAAGTGGGTCTATTATGACAATGGAAAGTGCTTGGAATGGGTTACCCGGAGGATTAGTTAGAGCATTATGTTTTCATCCGGAAACGCAAGTAGAATTAAAAAATGGAGAGATTTATGCTATGAAAGATATTCCCTTAAATAGCGTGCTTAAAAACGGGACACAAGTTTATGCGGTTATGCAAATTAGTAATTTAGACGAAAAAGGTAATTATGTTGAAGAAATGTATAGGGTTCCACGAGGAGATAGTATTAATAAACAAGATATTAAGGATAAACCAAACGTAGAACCAAACGTAGAACCCGACGTAGAACCGGATACAGATACAGATATTATCGTGTCAGGTAGTCATTTAGTCTATGACGCCACCATTAAACAATTTGTTCACACAAAAGATTTATCCGAAAGTAGGTTGAGTGATATGAATTGTAAAACATTAGCGTGTTTAATAACATCAGATCATACCATACCTATTGGAAAATGGATCTTTCACGATTGGGAAGACAATAATGGTTCTGCCTCAAAACCCGTTAGCAGTAAATAAACAAATAAACAAATAAGCGTATATGATATAATCAATTTGATTATTCCTTTCATTTTACTATATATAGTATTTATAAGTATACTATATATGGACCCCGAATCTTTATCAAATAATATCAATAAATTATATTCAAATGCCACTTTTATGGACAAGTACGGCACCGATGTATGGTTTTCACTTGTTATTTTTGCTATCTTTTTTATAATAACGATGTACTTCACTGTTATTAATAATTTAGAAGTATTACAACCGCAATGGGAACATATTAAATGTAACCCGAAATATTTACCTTTTGCCGGACTTATAAATAAACCCATTGATGGAAATTATTTTAATGCGACGTCTGATACATTTAACGAATGTGCCTATAAATCCTTAGGTTATTTGACCGAAATGATGTTTAAACCGTTTTATTTTATGATAAATTCTATCACCCTTATATTTGAAAGCACCGTTATTTCTGCTAACGAGTTACGCGAATTATTAAATCAAGTGCGTAAAGCATTTAGTAAAGTTATTAATGAGGTCTTTGGAGGTATCTTTAGTTTTATACTAGGGATTAATGGTATTTTTATTAAAATTAAAGATGCTTTAAACAAAATAAACGGCGTGTTGGCTACTGCGCTTTATACCTTTATTGGTTCTTATTATACAATGCAATCCTTGTTTCAATTTATTATTGATATGTTGGTTCAAATATTATGGTATATCGCCGCATCGATAATTGTTATGTATATTATTTTCTATTTACCGTTTGGTTTGGGAGCATGGATTGGTGGTTTATTATTTCCTACTGTAGGGGTAATGACTATTGTAACCGCTATGGTTGTTGCCATTTTGTTAATACTCGAAAAAGTATTGGATGTTCATCCCAGCACCGGACTACCAAACGTACCGACGTGTTTTATCGGCGATACACCAATTGAACTTTACCAGAAAACCAATAACAACAAAAATATTATTAAAAAAATAAGTGAAATAAACGTAGGGGATAGATTAAAAAATGGCGCAGTAGTTACAAGTATGCTAAAATGTTCAGCACACGAACAACATATGTACAAATTACATAATGTTTTTGTTACCGGCGAACATCGAGTATTTCATCCAACACCAAAATGGATTAAAGTGAAAAATCATCCCGATAGCATCTATTTACCTGATTTTAAACCTGATGTTGTATATTGTTTAAATACGACGCATAAAGAGTTTATAATAAACGAGACTATTTTTTCGGATTGGGACGATATTGATGACGAAGTTATTGCCGCTTTAAATAAAAATTGTGTAGAAAAAGGGTATTTGTCAAAGGGATTTACATATGAAGAAATACATACAAAACTTGATAGTGGATTCACGTGGGATACATTTGTTCGATTGAAAAATGGCGAAAATGTAGAGATAACAAATATTAAATTAAATGATGTATTATTTAATAATGAAAATGACAAGAAATGTGTCGTATTAGGTATTATAAAAATTGCCGCACACGATATGAAATTATATCAATTTAACTTTAATAATAAATTGATTTGTGGTAGTAAAAATATTCACGTGAACGATCCAGAACTTGGATTAATAAACGCAATGACTTTACCTGAAGGCGAGGATGTCTTATTAATTGGAAAAGAACAATACATTTATCATCTTTTAACCAGTACCGGCACATTTTATGCAAACAATATTAAATTAAATGACTATAATTTCGGTATTGACACGTATTTAGAATAATATCATATTGACCGTTATTAATAAAATACATTATATTTATGATTATTTTATATAGATATAAATTATAAATGAGTTTCACCGATTTAGATATGGAAAATATAACAACTATTCATTCATTCACTGATTTATTAAATTACAAAATTTCAATTAAGTTTATAATATTCACTTTAAGTATTTTCGGTATATTTTTAGTTATTGTATTGGCATTAATCATTGATGATAAAACAAAAATCAAAGATTATTTATTGAATATGTACGATTATGTTATACATAATAAAAGAACGCCAAATCAATCAACAACAAATAATTTTGATGATAAAAAAAAAAA